AATTCAGAGTCTTCAGGATAAAGTAAACCTTTAGAAGGTAATTCAACTATTTCAGTTGGTAATTTAAATTCACTCATAATTTTTATTTATTATAACTTAATTGTTTTATATACATATATTAAAGAGTAGTAATATTGTCAGAATTTACATTAAATGACAATACTCCTTCTATCTTCAATATTTCTTTGCGTATTTCTTCCATTTTTGATCTATCAAATCCACCTTTTATAATCCAAGGATGTCCATCAACTTTAATGGTTACTATAGTTTGGAATTTCTCAGTATTTTGTTCACTATAATCCATTGGTTCTTTTGCAGAAGCTACTGTAATGCCTGGGAGTGAGCGAATATCTGAAAATATTTCTTTCTGTGGGCGTTTTTTGATGTTAGTGATAATCATACCAACCATTTTAAATTTGTCTTGGTATTCTTCATTAAGCTTTTTGCTTAACTCTTCTTTAACTAACGTACGTAGATTTTCTAATTTCATACTGTTATAAATATTGCATTATCTAATAAGATTAACACTTCCTGCAAATTCATATGCACCATCATTCTTTTGGCTACCAAAATGGATTGTGTAGTTGTATAGTCCTGGGGTTACTGGGAAGTTAGAGTAGGTTCCGTTCCAATAATCTGTATGGTCATAACTTTCATAAATTATTTCTCCCCATCTATTGTAAATCTCTACATGGAAGTCAAATGGATCAAATCCACTTGTAAAAGTCCATTTAAAGGTATTATTATGCTCATCTCCATCCGGTGTAAATGAATTTGGCACATAAAATAACAGTTCAGGACATTGAACTATAGTAACTAAATTAAATTGTGGTGATGAAGGACATCCATTTGAATAATGTACTACCGAAATATCAAACATTCCAGGCGCATTCCAAGCGATAATTAAGTTATCTGTTTGGGTCGTATTGTTCAATACAGTCCATTCATTATAACCGGGTAAAGAAGCAACTACAGAATAAATACTTGGTATAGAATCACCATCACATAGTTCAAAGAATTCATTATATGGTGTGATTGGGGTAATAGTTGGCTGTTCGTAAACAGTAATATTAATTGTAGTATCGAATGAACATCCACTTTGCAAATATGTATAAGTTATAAAATTATCTAGTGTATCAGCAAATGCAGGGTAAAAATCATTACCCATCATTCCTGTTCCACTAAATACACCCCCAAGTGGAGTAGCATTTAATGTTGAAAACTCATCATTTGAACAAAACGGTCCCGCAGGATCAATTACAGGTAAAATATTAAATATAGTAATATCGAATGAAGCAGGAATACTTGTACATCCATTTGGACTGTAAGCTGTAACATTTACTACTCCAGGGATAAATCCTGCTGGTATAGAGGTATAATCTACTGTTATAGAAGTTGTGCCTTGACCCGAAACAATACTACCGATACTGCTCCATTGGTATGTGAATCCTGCTCCCAAATTGGGTACATTATACACTTCATTAGTTGTATTGAAACAAACAGTATCCGACGCTACTATAGGGCCTACTACAATAGGAGCAGGGTTTGTTAACGTAGTAGTTCCAGAAACAGTACATCCAGCAGCATCAACAATTGTAAAATTGTATACACCAGCACATAATCCAATTGGGTTAAAACCATTAGTAGGTCCATTCCATGAAATTGTTTGAACACCTGTCCCACCACTTGAAAATACACTAATAGCACCATCACAACTTCCAATACAATTTGGATTAAATGGAATTACTACAGGTGGAGGTAAATTTGGAGGACCAGGTACAACTAGTACTGTATCAGGTCCTAAACTTGTTCCTGCATTACATGAAGACCATCCTGCATTACATGATGGATATTCTAAATGGCAAGTATATAATGTTGGTCCAGTTGGAGTAACGGTAAGTGTGGGTCCTGTTCCAATAGCTACAGGATTTCCTACTTGATACCAAGTTAATGTTGGAGTAACTACTGGTCCACTAGGAGTCCATCTCCAAGCATCATTATTTGCTGTCCAAGCTGTAGAATTTCTTCCGGGTACTGTTACTGCTGCAGTTCCTGTTGCATTATGGATTCCTTCAGTAGCAGTTCCACCTTGCCATTGCAAACAAGCAGGTTTTGATTGGATATAGTTGCTGATATAGTTGGTGGATTCTTCAATTACAATATGGAATGTACCTTGATTTCCAGTACAAGAAAACATAGGCATATTTATCCAACTTACAATTAATTTCCTACATGGGGCTACACCTACAGTTTGGTATTTGATTTGACCTCCAATTCCAGGATGCCAATCCTGCCAAGGTCCCATAATACAATTTTTAGGTGTTAAAGCGCCTACAGTTGGTAATGGGGATGAAGTAAATGTAGTAGGTTGTCCTCCACTAAAGGAAATCCATCCATTTGAACCGATATAGAATTGACTATATGTTTGTCCGTAAAAGCAAAAGTTAAATCCAATAGCAAATGGTCCTTGTTGAGAATCATCCGTCATAAAAACAGATGTTCCATTATTAGTTTGAGCTACATATGGTATGGAAGCAACGGTATAATTTGTTGTTTGATTGGGGTTATTACCCGCCCCACATTGGCTTAAATTTGCGGTTAAAGTAGTTGATCCTACACCACAAGGTAACAGTTGATCGGGTCCTAAAGCAGGACAATATTGACCGTATCCTATACTAGCCAATAAAAGGAATATTAATAATTTTTTCATAAGCCCAATATATAATAAGAAAGTAAAAGCCCCAAATTTCTTTGGAGCTTTCATATACTTTGTTGTTTTGTTCTTAGTAGTTCAAGATACAGTAATCTGGTTGTACTGTTACTTGGATGTTTACTGCTTCACCATCACCATCCCAGTTATATTCTCCAAAGTTAACACTTGTAATTACAGCTCCTTTGATAATCCATTCTGAAACGATATCACCTACAGGTCCGATTACATTGAATTTTAAATCTTTTTTATAGAAATCTGAGTAACCATCACGACCTGTTACTGATTCGTGGCCTAAACGTACCCATTCCATTACTGCTTGAGCCCCACTTGGAGTAATTGACTCATACATTGTGAATTGGATATCTCCCCAAGTCGTTTTTCCTTTTACAAAACGTTGAACGTTGATGTGATTAAGAGGAACTGCATTTTGAGTTAATTGAATTGCTCCTACTCCTTTTACCAAATATGATGGAATACCATCCATATACATGATAAAACGGTTGCTTTGTTTAGGTTCAAACGCTGTGAAAAATATTTCGTTTGGATTTAAAATTGCCATTTTTTGTTATTTTAGTTTCTTTTATTATAAATATTTAACTATCTGCCTTTTTACCCTGGGAATTCAGTTCCTGTTGGAGTTAAGATGAAATCTAGAGATATAAATTCAGCTGTGCGTGTTGGTTGGATATAAATTTGGCCTACTAATTGATTTTGATCAATTACTGCTGGTCCGTTATTTGAATCATCCATTACTACTTTGTAAGCGTATAATCCTTGTTTTTGTTGGATTCCTTCTAAGAATGGAGTAACACGTGCTATAAATGAATTTCTTGTTGCGATAGTGTTTTGTTCAAATACTACTGTATCTGCAATTTGGCGAATATATGATTTTAATTCAATCATCAAACGACGTACATTTACACGATCAAGAGCAGAAGCTGCTTTTTGTAACGTTTTATTTCCGTATACTACAACACCTTGTTTAGGTAATGTTGCTAATGGATTAATATTACTTGAATATAATGTATCTTTGTTTCCTTGAGACAATTTAAATTGAGCTTGTAATACTGTAGATAATCCACCTCTGTTGATTCCTGCAGGTGCAAACCATGGAGCAGCTACTTTATCATTGAAAGCATATACACCTGGTATTACAGTTGAAGCTGGTACCCATACTTGTTTTCCTGTTGCTGGGTCTACGATGCGGACCCAAGGCCAGTAGGTAGCGGCATATGAAGTATCTCTTGTTTGTGCTTGAGTTACTGCACTAGCAACGGTTCCATTATATAATGTTAAATCTGTTACAAATAAATTATCTCCACGTTGTTGTGTGTTAGAAATAATATTTGTAATTTGTGTGGGATGGGCATCATTTGTTAATCCAGGAGCAAACAATACATTAAATTGATATGCTTCTGGGTTTCCAAGCAATGCAATCATGTTGTTATAGCATGAACCTATTAAACCTTGAGTATTAATACCGATATTATCGTACATTGTAGCTCCTGTAGATCCTGAAATATCTCCAGTTGCAGTACTAAATGATCCACTTCCGTTCATTGGAATAGATGCTGTATATGCACTTACTGGGGCTCCATTGGAATCAAAATAGTTTGGTGTTGGATAGTTAACCGCTTTAACACGTACAAATCTAGATGAGTTTGGATAACTTCCAGACAATTCCATTTGTACTGTAGATGAATTATAATTTAATGTTTGATCACCAATTACTGCAGAAATATATCGTGGAGAATTTGGATCTAAATTAACACTATTAAATGCTTCTAAAACAACTTTATTGTTTGTAGTATCATTACCACGTCTAATTACTACGTTAAATGTACCTGATCCGGTGTTGGAATTTGTAATTTCAAATCTAATATTATTTGCGGATCCAGAAACTAATGATCCAGAAGTATCTAATGAGCCTGAACTGTTCATGATAACACCTTCAGAAATCGTTTCTAAAGTGAATGAAGATGAAGCTACGTTCAAATAATTTGAAGCTACGGTACTAACTGCGGATGTATATGATCCTGTTACTACACGTGCTACCAATAATGAAGTTCCACCGTAGTTGAAATAATTGTAAGCTGCAATTGAAGTAAGGTATGAATAAGCGTTACCACCACTAATAAAACTATCTCCAAATAACGTTACGAAATCAGAGTAAGAAGTTACCAATGTTGGTGTCTCAACAGGTCCTTTAACTGTTGGGCCTATAATAGCAGCACCAGCTTGAACAGGTTGCCCTGTTAAATACGTGTTGTCTATCTCACTAATTGCTACCCCAGGGGATACTGTAAAATTTGCCATTTTATCTTTTTATTATAAATATGAATATTCTCTTTAAAATATATTACTAAGCAGGAAACGTTGCACCTGTAGGTAATATATTAAAGTCTAATAGAATGAATTCAGCTGTTCTAGTTGGTTGTAAATATATTTGACCTACTAACTGGTTGTTATCTACTACAGATGGTGGGTTGTTTGTCTCATCCATTACTACTTTAAATGCTGTCAAACCTTGTTGTTGTTGAACAGAAGCTAAGTATGGATTGATAATGGCTAAGAAGTTATTTCTAGTAACAGTGTCATTTTGTTCAAATACAAATGTATCTGCTACTTGAGAAATATATGATTTCAATTCGATCAACAAACGTCTTACGTTGATACGATCTAATGAACTTTTTTTCTTTTGTAATGTTTTTTGTCCAAATACTACTACACCTGTATTAGGATAAGTAGCAATTGGATTAACGTTTGATTGATATAATGTATCTCTGTTTCCTTGAGTTAATACACGTTCTGCTTGTATAGCTGTAGTTAAAATACCTCTATTAACACCAGCAGGTGCAAACCATGGAGCAGCAACGTTATCGTTAAATGCATATACTCCAGGAATTAATGTTGAAGCAGGTACCCAAACTTGGTTTGCGGTACTTGGATCAATTGTTTTTACCCAAGGCCAATATGTTGCAGCATATGATGTATCATATCCTACTGTGTTTGTTAACACTGATCCAATTTGGGAGTTATATTTTGATGAATCAAATACTACCATCATATCTCCTCTATTTTGAGCTATGGTATACATTGCGGTAATAGCATTGAATGATGTACTTCCAATATCAGACATTAATCCAGGTGCAACTAATACGTTGTATTTGAATGCATCTTTATTTGCTAATAGAGAAATTGATTGTGTATAGTTACTAGCGTTTAATCCTTGAATATTAGTGTCTAAGGTGATTGCTTCGTAATATGCACTTCCTCCGGCTACTACATTTTTTCCTGTTGCTGAACCAAATGAGCCACTATTATTTAATGGAATTGAACCAGTATATTGTGCTTTTGGATTACCTACATTATCAAAATAATTTGGTGTAGGTTGGTTTACTGCTTTAACACGTACGTAAGATGAATTGTTTGGATAACTTCCAGATAATTGAATATAAAATTCACCGTTATCACTTGCTATATTTTCAACTTGGTTACCAATTACTTTTTCAATGTAATCGTTTGAATATGGATCTAGTGACAATGGGCCCCATGTTTCTAAAATTGATGGGGAAACACTTGTATCATTACCTTGACGAACCAATAAATAGAACGTACCGGATGATGTATTAGCTGAAGTAATCTGCCATCTGAAGTTATCTGCTGATCCGCTTAATAGAGTACCAACGTTTCCTGTTGGTCCTGTACTGTTCATGATTTCTCCTTTAGAGATTGTCTCTAAGGTAAATACATCTGTATTGTAAGGGGAACCTGCAGCATGTGCAGAAGCAGATATAAATGAAGATGATGCGGCTGTAAATGAACCTGTTACTACACGAGTTACAAGCAATGAAGCTCCTCCATTGTTGAAGTAGTTATATGCTGCTATTGAGGTAAAATAAGTGTAGGTGTTACTTCCGCTAAGGAAAGTAGCACCAAACTTATTTAAATAATCTGTATATGAAGTAACTATCGTAGGGATACCTACTTTACCTTTTACTGCAGGGCCTATGATAGCGGCTCCTGCTTGTACAGGTTGTTGAGTTACAAATGATTGATCGTTTTCTATTGCTAATACACCAGGTGATACAATTACTTCTGCCATTGCGATAATTTATTTTATTATAAATATGGTGTATTTAAACCTAGATTAATCTACTAATGTAATCTCACCCGTTTCCGGATTGATAGATGCTTTACCATATTTTTCAAACACCGATTTTGTAAACTCTTGTTCTTTGGTTCCTAATTCAGTTAAATACGTTTTAGCAGCCTCATGACGACTTTCTAATTGTAACTTAACCAATTCGATTTCACCTAGTTCAGCGATCAACGCTTGTGTGTTTGATTGGATTTTTTTTAGGGAAGCTAATTCTTCCTCTGTTAAAAACTTTTGTTCTGTAACGATTGACATAATTTATATTTTAGGGTTTAATGTACTAAATAGGGTTTTACTCTCCACCTTCTTCTTCAACAATTGGTGTTTCTTCAACAGTTGGAGTTTCTTCAACTACTGGTGTTTCTGGTTCTGGAGTTGGTTCTGGAGCTGGTGGGTTATATTTTTCAAATGTTGATTGGGAATTGATTTCATTTGCATTTTGTAAATTATCGATTACAAATGTATCTAAAGCATCAATCAACTGTGAATATGGGTCTGTGATTGTTGGATCATATGTCAAGGTTGACTTGTCAATATTTTCATATCCAATTGCACCATTGTCTGCAATGTAAACATCCATTTTGAT